TCAGTAAACAGCATGAACTGTGCGTTTTCACTGAAAAGCATCACACCTTTCTGCACAGGCAGAGCGTGATTGATTAGAGCAGGTTTGGTGTCTGAAGTAGCAAGGTCAATAGGATCAGCATCACTGACGGTCAGAGCAGACTCAACAAAGAAATTGAAATAATCAGCAGGCTGACTCATGACAACTTGTTCATCAGCAATCAGTCCTAGCCTGTTACGGTAGAAGAAAAGCTGAGAAATTTTTTTGTCCACAAATGTGGGCATTGGGTTAGTAAGCTCATCACCTACCTTGCGGTCTACCCAATGGTTGTCAGGTTCGTTCGTAGGGTCAAGAGTAGTAAAGGTAAACGTACCGTCTAGGTTATTCACCAAAGCATGAGGCATGTTGCTGTAATTAAAACCTGCATCAATACCAGGCTTTACAGTCTCTTCCCATACACCACTACCAATGTTACCATCGTCAGCTACAAACTCTACGTAGTAATCATCCTCCTGGGCGTTCTCTGTGTTGGAGACTTTGACCAGATAACCATCCTTACAAAAGTTAGGTAGCCTACTAACGTCCTGTACAGTTTCAGTAAAAGCATACATACCATCACCTGCTACACCACCACGAACGGTGATACCGTTGAAGGCAGCAGTAGCACTCAAGAACAAACCGTTACCAGTAGGGGTAGCTGTAACAGTAGAGTACTTAGCTTCGATAGCAGTCTTGAGAGAACCTAGAACACTGTCAACAGTGATCTGTCCTTTGTTAGCATTCCTTGGCGTACGATACACTGCAGCATTGCTGTCAGAGTAGCTTTGGTAAGAAGATACACCACTGATAGTAACTGTGTAGTTCTGACCACCCACAGCAACTGTAATAGTTGTACCGTTTGTGACGTCATCACCTGTGTCTTGCAAGACAACCTGTGCGGTATAACGAGTCTTGTAGGTAGGATCAGTACCTGCTGCAGGTGTGTTAGTTTGAATGATCTGTGCGTTAACGGTTACAGTACCTTTAACACCATTGCTACCTGTAGCCGTACTGAAGAACTGAGTCTGTCCAGTGTACTGTGCGGTATCACTGCTTTGTTCCCATGTGTTGCTGCTAGTCCCTGCCTTAACAACCGTAAGAGACTCTGCTCTGTACTTAGTACTAGAGGTCAGGGTAGAGTTACCCAAAGAAACTACATACTCACTGTTGTAAGCAACGGAGTCTACAGTTACAAAACCATAGTGACTTTGGAAGGACGGAGTAGTCCTTGCTTTGGTTACAGTTTTATCAGGGTTAGCAATAAAAGTGTAATCGTTAATAGTAAGAAGCCCGTAGGGCTTAGTGCTACCAGTGGTTCTAGTAAGGTAGTTGAGATTAGCCCCACTAGCAACGTTAACTGTTTGTTTAGAACCATCGGACAAATCCCATACAATAATTTCAGGACTATTACCTGAGGTGATTTGAACGATATACTTGTTGTCATCATCACGAATGATGTCAAACCACTGACCGCCATCTTCAGCGTCAGTTAGTTTGCCAACGTACTCACCTGCTGGTCGTTTAACCAAACCAAAGGTAACGTCAGGGAGTGCATTGTGACAAGTCCGAAGTTGTCCAGGAAACTTGATAAAGTCGGGTTGTTGTGATACACCACCCAAGAAGTTTGGAATACGTTGATTGACTGCTGGCATTATCGTTTAAGAGCTTGGAACGGTTTGTAGGCAGTATAAGGACTACGCAGTCGAGCGTCATTGAACATGTTGTAATCACCCTGCTGGGTGTCATATTCAATAGCATTTGCACGAGCGTTTACTTCATCAATCTGCAGAATCTTAATAGTATCAGCATCGCTGACCATACGACCTGCAGCTTGACGAGCAGCACGAGCAGTGATGTAGTCGCGGAAAGCTTGAGGAATGTCATCAAACTCATAGAACCAAACTACATCAACATACAAGATTTCTTCGTCTGTAAATTTAAATGTATGATTGTACCGGTCATACAGCTTACCTTCACGCCTAGAGACGTCATAGGTATCTGTGTGTTTATACTTGTTAACATCCACCTGAAGAGCAGCAGGAGGAATCACCACCTCGTCGTTACTGTCAACAGTGAAGGGTACTTCGTATTCTGTATTGTACACCCAGCCCTCAGATTGAACTTCACGGCATACCTGTCGGAGCGTGCTTTGCGCGATAGCGACTTCAGGGCTTTGGGTGGTTAATGTGTTGACCGGAGTTTCTCCGACACTCATTAGAATAGAGTTAACAGCATCCAGTTCGGTGGATGAAGCGTAAGAAGGAGTTGCCATGATATAAAAAAAGGGCTCCCGAAGGAGCCCCAAAGAGATCAGAATGCTGCGTCAGCAGTGCTGGTAGCGTGAAGCTCAACACAAGCAGCAGGGTTCAGGTAGTCAGCGCCCATGGCGAGACGACCCAGGATCACGTCACCCTGATAGATCACGGAGACGTCGCCCGAGGTGACTTGCACCTGGGGTCCAATGGTTTCAACCACACCGGCTGCTTCGCGCTGGAAGATAAGTCCGCAGGACTTGGCGAAGGAGGTGGAGTTACCATAGTTGTTGTTGATACCGGTGACGGAGTCCCGGCCATCTTCAACAGACTCGCCCACGAAGGAGCCAGCGTTGTCGATGGTGGAGCTGGTACCATACTTGCCCTGGAACGGAATGTTCATGGACTTGTAGATCTTGATACCGGCGATGGACAGGATGCCCTGACCGGTTTGCAGACCAGTACCTTGCTCGTCACGGTTGATCAGAGCATTGGTCGAGACGTTCTCGATCAGCTCATAGTATTGACGAGGAGAGAGGACGGCAACACGTCCATCTTGAGACACACCTTTCTCATCCAAGACAGCAGCAGCTTCAAAGAAGGCTGCCACAATCTTAGCAGAATCAAGAGCATCAGACAGAGCACCGTTACCAGTACCAACTTGGATCTGGGTACCACCGGGCTCAACCTTACCGGATGCGCTGATGGGGTGAGCCTTACGTGCACCGCGAGCGATAGCACGGAAGATCAGACGGTCATACTTTTCTGCGAGAGCATAGCCGATTTTTTTGGAGATCTCACCACGCAGCTCGTAGTGAGCCAGGGTCTCATCGAGATCATACACAAAAGCAGAGCTGATGAGCAAGTCATCAACGTTGATAGTCTTCTCTGCCACCGGGGGATCACCCGAACCAAGAATGGGGGTGCCAGGCGTATGGAAGGAACTATCCATGCGACCAGTGTAGATGAACTGGAGGCTCTTGCCAGACTTCAGGGTGCGCTTCATGACGAGGTCACGAGCGATCGTGTTGTGCTGGAAGCCTTTGAACATCTCACCAGAGAAGAGCTTCAAGTATAGCGCATACTTGTCAGTTGCGCCATCATAGCCAGTACCGGTGGATAGGTTAATCCTACCCAGGGCTGACTGAGTTGCGTTAGCCATTGTTAAAAGAGTAAATTAAATGTAATCGAACTCTAAACGTTTAGAAAATTTGTAGCCAATTTTTTGTGGTCTATCCCACCGTCATGACGGCAAAGGGTATCCTCGTAAGGGCCAATGCCAATGACTGGGGGAGGAATCGAACCTCCCCTTCACCATCAGTCGATCTCTTTATACACTACACCACGGTAGCGGAGCGCATCAGTATGATAGCGTTCTGCACGCTTTTTCTGTGATGCAAGGAAACGAATAAGGTTGATAGACATGAGTTCGTACAAGATAAACCTAACCCCCGTTCCATGGTTAGGCAGCATGCGTCCCGAATGGGATGAACGTACGAATAATCAGGCGTTGCGCTTCTTCTTCTTCCGCTTAGCTAGCGGGAGTTGAGGACCTGTGCGCTTGAGAAAGGTATCCCTCTCATGAGGGTTGTCTGTACTTGTACCCTTCTTGTAGATCTTTTGTTTTTTCTGAGCACCTTTGTGTCCAGGGCCAATCTCAAAAGACTGAGCGGTAAGATACTTACGCTTCTTCTTCATTTTTTGTAACCTCCCTTGCCGCCCTTCTTAGAGCCGCAGGAGCCTTTACCACGATGAGCCATAGTTAACATTTCCATTTACGTAATGCAAGAGCCTTCCGTGTGGGACGACCCTTGCTGTCTTTCATTGGCCCTTTGACACCGCCCATGCGAGCACAAAAGGACCTCTTGCGGCCAGCAGCCTTTTTAGTTTTAGGGTTAGGAGCTGGGGGCTTTAGGTTAGCACCCTCCTTCGCTTTGAAGTGTCTCCTGCCCGCTGCGGTTAGACCGCCAGAGGGACTTTTGTGTTCTTTACGCATCAGCCAATAGCAGGGGCATTGAGTGCAACAGGGGTGGTCTCAGCAGCAGCAAGATCCAGAGGGAAGTTGTGGGCATTACGCTCATGCATAACTTCCATACCCAGACCAGCACGGTTAAGAACGTCTGCCCAGGTGTTCACCACATGACCTTGACTCTCAACAATGGATTGATTGAAGTTGAATCCGTTGAGGTTGAAGGCCATGGTGGAGACGCCGAGCGCGGTAAACCAGATACCCACAACCGGCCATGCTGCGAGGAAGAAGTGCAGAGAGCGGCTGTTATTAAACGAAGCATACTGGAAAATCAAACGTCCGAAGTAACCGTGGGCAGCGACAATGTTATATGTCTCTTCTTCCTGCCCAAACTTGTATCCATAACTCTGCGAGACCTCTTCGGTAGTCTCCCTAATGAGGGACGACGTGACGAGAGATCCGTGCATAGCTGAAAAGAGAGCACCACCAAATACCCCAGCAACACCAAGCATATGGAAAGGGTGCATGAGGATGTTGTGCTCCGCTTGGAAGACGAGCATGTAGTTAAAGGTACCTGAGATTCCGAGAGGCATTGCATCAGAAAAAGATCCTTGTCCGAAGGGATAAACCAGGAACACGGCAGAGGCAGCTGCAACGGGTGCAGAGTACGCCACAAAGATCCAGGGGCGCATACCTAGTCGATAGCTAAGTTCCCACTCTCGTCCCATGTAAGCATAGATGCCAATGAGGAAGTGGAACACGACGAGCTGGAATGGACCCCCGTTGTAGAGCCATTCATCAAGTGTACTAGCTTCCCAAATTGGGTAGAAGTGTAGTCCGATGGCATTGCTGCTCGGAACGACGGCTCCCGATACGATGTTGTTTCCATAGAGAAGGGAGCCTGCGACTGGTTCACGGATTCCATCAATGTCAACAGGAGGTGCGCCAATGAAGGCGATAATAAAACAGGTAGTTGCTGCCAGCAGGGTAGGAATCATCAGAACCCCAAACCAGCCTACGTATAGACGATTGTTTGTAGAGGTAACCCAAGAACAAAACTGTTCCCAGTTACTCGTCTGTCCTCTCAGAGAAGTAATCGCGGTCATGAGTATGTATGTTATGACAGTTGGCGCAGATTATCCTGCACTTATCTATCTCATCCATAATCTTTTGCCAGCTGCGATTCGTGTGATCACTTAAATTGAATGCCTTATCTGCAGGGTCTAAGTGATCGAACGTCAAAGCCGCAGGGTGAGCCTTGTATCCACAAAGCTCACACCCACGGTCCATTTTGTATTTAGTTAAATAGTCTCGACGCTCTTGGTATCTCTGTTTCCAATAATCGCGTCGATCAGTCATCAGGCCTTAACGCATTTGTCCTTGCCGTTCTTGGTACCAGCGTACTTGTACCCTTTCCAGCAAGCTTTACCGTCAACACCTTTAATCTTACCTTTTTTGTTTTTGGGTTTAGAAGCGTACTTAC